CAAGAATGTCAAAAATATCATGTTAATAATTGTAAATTAATTGAAAAAGTCCTCTAGTGAGCTCACTTGTTCTGTTTTCCATCCCATACAATCAAGAATGACTTTGATGGGTTCTAGAAACGATTTCTCATATTGTAACTCAAAGTCTATACAGTTGTCAAGCCCAAACTCAGTCGGTAACCTACCAGGGAAAGATATTACGGTATCCTGGAAATGATTTGGTGTTTTAAGATAGGTAAATTTAATCTTTTCACCAGATTGTATCATAGGATACTTCTTCTCAAGGCCTCGGTCTTTTAATGCCTTATTATATAACAATGCACCTTTCACATGGATTGGTGTTCCTTTCTTATACAATGTGGTAGGATCCGAATACTCTCTAAGTCCATTCACACCTCTAGGAAAAGATATATCTTCTGGAGGTAGTTTACTAAAGTCTGCTTTGAATTTTGCCAAGAAATCCTGTACGTCTTGTTCTGTACCAGATACCATCAACTTGATTACTTCTTTCATCTTCTCACGCACAATAGATGGAGTGGAAGACTTAATCATTTCAAGACCCATAACTTTCAGGTCTGGTTCTGCATACTGAACACCTTCATTGTTATATACGTTTAGAATATAACGCTTCTTGGCAGTCCAAATACCTTTGTCGGATAGACCTTCACGTTTCATCTGCATCTTTTGTGCATATGCATGTACGTAATCAGCCAACTCTTTGTATGACTTGTCAATGTATGGTTGTAGTTTCTGTTCGCAAACACGGTCCATGAAATCAATCACTTTTTGTTTGTCGATGTTTGGTGATACAACACCATCAACACCATATACTTTTTCAACCAATTCACCAAGGCGTAGGTAAATCGAATCAGTATCGGATGCAATGACATAATCTTTATCTGTCTTTAAGAGATTATTCATGTAGTCGTTTATCTTTGCTTCGATCCAACGAATTGAGAGCTGACCTGCCGTAGTAACTCCAAGTGCCATGCGTAGGTCATAGAACCTAAAGTACTGACTTCCCAAAGCACCGTAAGCGGAGTTGAGAGAGACCTTTTTGGCCAATTGTAAATTATTGTACTTAGCGATTCGTTTTTCAATTGCATATCTTTTTGAGACATCTTTTTCATTCTCCAGTTCTTGTTTAGCTTCAAGATATAATTTCTTAAACTTCTTTCTATCTACATACATTTCTTCCAACATCTTAGGCAAGAACCCCATAACATCTGTACGGAAGAATTGTCCGTTTGGTGTCATTGTAACACCTTTCAGTTTAGAAGTATCAACCTTCTTGTGCAACATCTTTTCAACACTTGGTGCTTGAGATATCACATCTCTCATTTCGTCCGTGTAATCATCAGGTTCAATCAACGTCTCAGGAGAGATATTGTATTGCATCATAAGGTGAGGGTAAAGTGAATTTAGGTCAAAGCTGGCAACATAATCATGTAGACCAACTTGTGGATCTTTAACGTATGCACCTTCAAAAGCCTCTGTCTTTTCTCTTACAACTCTTGGTGGTACAATGATATTCTTTTCCAATAGATAGGAATAAGTCATTGCATCCCACATACGAGTCTGTGCAAACACATCATCCATATTAGACTTTGTATCATAAGCCAGAGTTACCGCCATCTCAACCAACTTTAGTTTATCTTCTAATCTCAAAACCAATTGTACGTCTTTGATATTATACTCAATAAACTTTTGGTGGTTCAAACGATACAATGCGTGTAAGTTATCATACTCATCATAGGACAATTTACGTTCACCGAGTTCTACGTTTGCAATAGCATCCAACTTGTATGATTCTTGTGACTTTCCGCCAGGAGCATACCATTTGTATAATTCGATATAGTCTAAACAGGCTATACCCGTCATCAAGTAGTGGATCATTTGACGACCCATATTGATTACTTTACGTTCAGGTAGATATTGCCATGGAGATAATTTCTTAGTCTCTTGTTCACCAAGAATACGTCTGAAACGATTAACGATGTATGGTATATCAAAGAACTCTGTATTCCAACCAGTTAACACATCAGGATAATTAGCCTGCCAGAATGATAAGAATTCTCTACACAAAGTCCATTCATCACGGCATTTGTGATACTTCTCATCACCTTGCACTTCATAGTCACCACAACCCCAAACGTGTGTTGCACCGTTTAAGAATATGATACAAATGGCTGTGATCGGTTCGTTCGCTTCATACGGATCAGGAAAACCATTCTCAGAACCAACCTCAATATCTATAAATGCAACTGAGATTTTATCAAAGTCATAATCAACCATACCTTGATGATGTTCTGCAATATATGCATACTCAAAACGATTCTGTCCATACACCAGAGAACCACCCACATCTTCAAACTTCTTAAGGTACTCTCTCGCTTCATAGATAGAGTCAAAGCGTTTCTGGTTAAGGAATTCGCCTTTAAGATTTTTGAATTGTGTTGGTTTGTTTGATGGAAGATAAAGACATGGTTCGTAGTCTAGTTTGGCTTGTACTCTCTTACCGTTTTTGATACCACGATATAGAATATGACCACCAACTGACTGAACATTAGTGTAAAATGTATTAGACATTAACCTGTGATGATTTGTGGTGTTTTAGGAAGAACGATACCAGAACCAAAGATTTGATTGTAATTGGTAATAAAATCTTCTGCTGGAACATAAGAGTATACTACACTTGTACGTGGTATGGCAATCTTTGCATCTTTAGTTTGTGGTGCGTGTAATGGAAATGGTGCTAATCCTACGTTAGGACCTCCATCTTTACCCCGTACAATCGAGATGGCCACAGGATTGGTAATATACCATTCTCCTAGTGCAACCTCAGCATCTCCTAACACTTCTTCACCAGTAATCAATTTCAAAACTTGTATGCTCATAATAACTCCAATATAAATAATACATTAGTATATATGATTTCGTCTGAACTGTCAAGCAGTTCCTGTTAACTTTACCATCATTTTATTATAGGTGAAAATAACAAAGGTCATATAGAACCGTGGATCCGATTACGCTATTCGCAATGGCAAATGCGGCTGTGTCTGCCGTCAAAAAAGGTTGCCAACTCTACAAAGATATCAAAGGTGCTGCTGGGGACGTTAAAGGTGTCCTCAAGGATTTGGACGACCAGTTCCATGCAAATCACAAAGATAAACCTGCCACCGCTGAACAACATAAACAATATGTTGAAAAGAAAAACCAAATAATTGAACTAAACAAAAAAGGTGGAGATACGGATGATATCTATACCGAGATTGGTGAAAAACTTGGTGATTTCTTCGACAACTACCACAAATGTATTACCGTTCTAGAAGAAGAAGAACGTAGAAGTAAAACTGAATTGTTTACTGGTGATGCTAGTTTAGGTAAACGTGCTCTACAACGTGTTCTAATGAAAAAGAAACTAGAACAAATGAGTGTTGATTTACGTGAATTGGTTGTGTATCAAAGTCCACCAGAATTAGGTGCTTTGTGGACAGATGTAAACAAGATGATGGATGAACTTGGAAAACAACAAAAAGTTTTAATAGCCAAGAAAATGAGAATTGAGGCTGCTGAGGCTGCAAGAAAAGAAAGATTTATGAAGCATCTAAAAGCTGATGCTTATATTGGTGGATTCTTTTTGTTTATTATCTTCTTTATTGGTTGTATGATGGCATATATTGCTCATGATGCAGAAAAAAGATTTCCAGACCTTATGCACCACAACAATCAATATAGATTGGAAGAAATGCGTAAAAAAGAAATTATGGAATATATCGAAAAATCAAAGAAACCTATTTTTGATGGCCCAAAAGATGAGAACAAGGACACAGATTGAAGCAATCAGTAAAAATCCTAGAGTGTACAAGAAGAATCTTCCTACACTCTCTACACCTTCTAATAATTCTAATATACTTTTTGTGAAACGCATTTGATTTGTGAATTTGTGTTTATGAAAGCGACCATAAATATTCATTCATCAAAGCAAAAAGAGGTTTTAATTGTCTCGTCTATTATTTATTCTTTTAATATCAGTATCATTATTCTGCAACGCAAAACCATTAACAGCCAAATCATGGGTTGTGTCAGATACTAATGGTAAAATTTATGATTCACAAAATATTGATGAAGTCAGGCCAATTGCTAGTATTACAAAACTTCTAACCATACTTACTGTGTTAGATGCCAAACAAGACCCAACAGAAGTCTTAACACTCTCCACAAAGTTGAGAGATAAACTTCCTAGAAAAAATCAAAAGGTTACCAGACGAGCATTAATCGAGATGGCTTTGGTATCGTCAGATAATCGGGCTTCTTTAACTCTTTGTGAAAATTATCCAAATGGTTATGATGCCTGTATTGCGGCCATGAATAATAAAGCGAAACTCTTAGGTATGGTTAACACATCTATAGTAGAACCTACCGGTTTGGATAGAAATGATGTAAGTACTGCCAGAGATTTAATTACGTTGGCTAGAGATGCAATGACATATAAAGAAGTCACCGAGTTTAGTAGAGAATACCAAACAAGAATTTTAGTCAATGATAGCTGGGTATCATTCACAAACACAAACCCGCTAGTAGAGAAAAATCACAACATTGTGGTTAGTAAAACCGGTTGGACATTCCCCGCTGGCGGGTGTTTAATAATGACTATAAATGACAGAATAATTATTGTGTTGGGTAGTCGTAGTACAAAGACCAGAATACCAGAAGCAGAACAATTATTCCATCAATTTAATTAAGCTGCTGGAACTGCTTGAACTGCGGCTGTGATTGTTGCAACTGTAGCTGCATCAGGAGTTGTGTTAGTAGCGGCTGCAACAACTGCTGTTACGGCTGCAACTGTTTGTTCAACGGCTGCTGGTTCTGTAACTGCTGGAGCTGCTTGAACTGCGGCTACAACTGTTGCTGTAACTGCGGCTGGATCAGTAACAACATCTACTGGAGCTGCAACAACTGAAGCAACAGCGGCTGTAACTGCACTGGCTGTATTAACATCTGTAACAACTGGAGCTGCAACTGCGGCCGCCACAACATTAGAAACTACTGCGCTTGCGGCTGGATCTGTAGCTGCTGGAGATGTTGCAACAACTGCTTGAACAGTAGCGGTTGCTTCTTCTGGTGTTGCTGGAGGTGTTGATGTGATAATTGATGCTGCAACTGCAACTACTTCAGGTGATGGAGTAACTACTGGCGGTGGTGCTGGTGTTTCAGCAACTGGTGCTTCAACAACTGGTGCTGGAGCTGGAGTCTCAACAACTGGTGCTGGAGTTTCTACTGGTGCTTCTACTGGCGCTGGTGTTTCAACAACTGGTGCTGGTGCAACTTCAGGTGCTGGTGCAGGAGTCACATCTACTACGGGAGATGGTGCTTCTACTGGTGCAACTGGTGCTGGATCTAGAGTATGTACAATATTGCCATTCTCATATACTTGAGCAGAATGTGCATCTGGTGTATTTTCTAAGAAAGCTTTAGCGTGTTCTAGTGTTTCAAAAGCAAAAGCGAATGTACGCAATTCACCGTTGATTAACTTATGTAATTTTACATGGTGTGACATGGATTGTTCCTTTTTAAAAAGAGATTTGAGGTAGTCGAGCATAAAAACCCCCGGAAAAGTATTATAAACCTATATTTAGGTTTGAAATTATGTCAGGAGTGTGTAAAGATGGAGCGGTCCTTCGGAATTGCACCGAACTATTAGAGGGGAACTCTAACCTGTCCTAGACAGACCGCAATTTGGAGCGGAATAACAGAATCGAACTGTTGACAGAAGATTGGAAATCTCCAGTTTTACCACTAAACTAATTCCGCATGGTATTTGGAGCGGGATATGAGAATCGAACTCATCACTGGACCTTGGCAAGGTT